GTGCGTCAAACGGGCAGGCCAGAAAATTGAGCACCTTGCTCGCAGCCGTCACCGCCGCGACAGAGAGCGAACCGAGCGAATTGACCGCGACCTGCAGGATCACGCTGCCAATCGCCGTGATGGAGTATTGAAGCCCCATCGGCACGCCGTATGTGCACAGTTCCGTCATGCGCTTGGATTGGGGCCGCCATTCCGACCGGGTGATGTGCAGAATCGGCACCTTCACCATGATGAACAGCAGGCAGAGCACGCCGGAAATCGCCTGACTGAGCACCGTCGCCAGCGACGCGCCGAACACGCCGAGCTTGAAGATCAGGATGAACGCCAAATCCAGAATGACGTTGAGCACCGAGGAGAGCACGAGGAAGAACAGCGGCGTTTTGCTGTCGCCCAGCGAGCGCAGCCAGCCGGAGAGCAGGTTATACAGGAACGTGAACGGAATGCCCGCGAAAATGACGACAATGTAATCGTAGGCCTGCTCGAAGCAATCCGTCGGCGTGTTCATCACGCGCAGGATATCCCCGCAGTAAACCACGGTCAGCACGGTCATCACCAGCGCGAACACGATGGAAAGCCACGTTCCGTTGGCGACAAATTCGCGCATGCGGCTTTCTTCCCGCGCGCCGAACTGCTGCGCCACCGGAATCGCGAAGCCGGAACAGACGCCCATGCAGAAGCCGAGCACCAGAAAGTTGATGGAGCCGGTCGCGCCCACGCCCGCGAGCGCCTCCATCCCGAGGAAGCGGCCGACAATCAGCGTGTCAACCAAATTGTATAGCTGCTGAAACAGCATGCCGGCCAGAAGCGGCAATGCAAAGCCGAGAATCAAGCGGACGGGCGAGCCCTGCGTCAAATCCTTGGTCATCGAAATCTCCTCACGATTGTTCTTTCGAACGGGAATCCTTTTTCTTTGAAAATCAGCGGTATTATACACGCTTCTCATAAGCTTTTCAAGATGGAAGATTCCACATCTGCGCTCGATGTTCTCCCGCAAAACTGCACAAAGAACGTGCCGAAGCCCGCCGTCCGCGCCCCTGCTTTTCGTGCAGCTTTGCCTCCGTGCCGCCGGATGGCAGACAAAGGGCGATCCGCCCGCGCAGACCGCCCCTCGCCGCATTTTGATGATTTGTCAAACCGCCGCCCTTTTTCCGCGCGTCGGGCCGCTTATTTCTGCTGCGCCGCGAGCTTTGCGTTTTCCTCGTTCTGCATCCGGCAGGCCATCACCACAAACGCCATGCATGCCGCCACAATCGGCACACCGAAGCCAAAGAGAACC